CCAGCGGCGAACACTTATTTTTACTTAGTCGGGCAAGGCACAAGCAACGCCACCTATACGGCAGGTCGCTTCCTGATTGAAGTTTTTGGAGCATAAACAATGACCATCGCATCTAATTTCCCAGCGGTCAAGCCTTCGTTGATGCTTGATTTTGCTAATACCAAACGACTTGATCCACGAGTGACCTTTACCCGTGCGACGACAGGAACGTACTATGACGGCGTAACGACGGCGAAGGCTGAGGAGAATTTGCATATCAAGAGCCAAGAGTTTGATGACTCTGCTTGGCAAAAAACAGGGGTATCCGTTACTGCTGATAGCACTACAGCACCTGATGGAACATCTACCGCTGAATTGATAGCAGAAGACGCTACTTCCGCTACGCATCAAATTACCGGAAATGCAACTAATAACCGTCCAAGCGTAATATCTGGGCAAATCTATGCGTTTTCTGTGTTTTTGAAAAAAGGCACAGGAGCTACCGCACCAGATATTTTTCAAGTGAGCTGGGGTGGCGCAGGGTTTTCGACAAATGCTTATGTTAATTTCAATCTTTCAACTGGAACCGTATCTGCGTCTGGCGCTGACGCATCAAACGCTACAATTACTTCGGTTGGCAGTAGTTGGTACAGATGTTCATTCACTGCCACCGCAACATCATCTGTCGCATCTTCAATTGGATTGTTTTTCGTACAAAATAACGGATCGGCAACTAGGGCGCCTTCTTACACAGGAGTAACAACTGCTGATGTATTTGCTTGGGGCGCACAAGTAGAGCAACGCTCCTCTGTCACTTCTTACACCGCCACAACTACTCAAGCGATTACCAACTACATTCCTGTCTTGCTCACAGCGGCAAGCGGTGTGCCACGGTTTGACCACAACCCGACTACGGATGAGAGTTTAGGGTTTTTGATTGAGGAGCAGCGAACGAATATTTGTTTGCAGTCTGAGGACTTAGATACAACATGGTCAGAGACTAGAGCAACGCTTGCACTTAATAATCGTGTTTCTCCGGCAGGCACATTAACTGTTGACACGCTTATAGCTAGTACAGATAACGACACACATTTTACTACTCAAACATTTACTGGAACTGCGGCATCCTACACATTTAGTGTATACGCAAAATCCTCTGGTTTAAGTCATGTTGCATTAAGACTGTATAACGGTTCATCTCAAGTTGGTTTGGCATATTACAACCTTTCCACCGGAGCAACAGGGACAGTAACGGCTGGAACCGCATCAATTCAATCTGTTGGTAATGGGTTTTATCGGTGTATTTTGACCGCAACGCTTGCTGCTTCGGCCTCATGTACCGCAGAAATTTATTTGGCTAATGCAGACAATTCCAATAGTTTTGCTGGAGATGCGTTCAATGGTGTTTCTCTTTGGGGGATGCAAGTTGAACTTGGAGCCTTCCCCACCAGCTACATTGCCACCACCTCTGCCACTGTCACCCGCAATGCTGATGCTGCCTCAATGACGGGGACGAATTTTAGTAGTTGGTATAACGCTGGGGAGGGGACGATTTATGCTGATTGGATTACTGGTGCTGCCGGAACAAGTAGATATTTGGTTTCCCTAGAAGGCGCTGCTGAATCAACGCGAATAGATATCAACATAAATACCAGTAACATAATAAACCCAAGAACAGTTGTTTCTGGTTCTGCTGTTGCCAGCTTGACTGCCGGAACATATACGTCAGATTCTTCTGCCAAAATAGCTTTTGGATACAAAAACATAAGTTACGCTTCATCCTTAAGCGGAGTTACGGCAGTAACTGCCAGCACGGCGGGGCTTATTCCACCCAATCTTTCTTCTTTACAAATTGGGCGAATATCTTCTGGAGGTTATTTGAATGGCACCATCCGCAAACTCGCCTACTACCCCCTCCGTGTCACTAACGCTCAATTACAAGCCCTTACATCATAGGACTAACCATGAACGATTACCGACTGCAATTTACGGATGAAGCGGCTTGGTTGGCGGCGGCTGATGCTGCTGGCTGGGTGACGCATGAGTACGAACCACAACAAGAACCCGAAGCCCCGCCGGTTGTGAGCAACAAATTCATCAACCTACCTGTGGATGTGATTGGAACGATTTACAAACCTACGGGCGAGATGCAACAGACGGAAGAGGGTGAAGTGCCTGTGATGGCAGCAGTTCCAGGCTGGCATGTGAACGTGCGGCTCATGGGTACTTTGCCGGATGTATTGAGAAGTTATCGTGTAACCCCAGCCAATCCCGTGAGGACGTTTGCGGGCGGTTGGATAGAAGGTGTTTAAGGAGAAATCAATGAGCCAACCCTTACAGTTAAATGTGTCACTGACGCTTGAAGAAGTTAACGCCTGCCTGACCGCGTTGGGCAAAAGCCTGACGTATATTGAAGCTGCACCGCTGATTGAGAAAATCAAAGAGCAGGTCGTTCCTCAGCTACCCGTCCCCAAACCCCAAGAAGCCAAAATAGAATCATGAGCGAAGATATTGATAAGCGCCTATCGGTACATGAAGCGATTTGCGCCTCACGATATGAAAATATTGAAAAGCGCTTTGATCAAGGTTCCAAGCGTATGCAGCGGATTGAAGTGTTGCTGTACATCACGATCACTGCCGTGCTTTTAGGGCCAGGAGTCGCCGCGATGTTCGTCAAGAAGATTTTGGGTATCTGATGTTTGACTTGCTCTCAGGTGGCTTACTAGGTTCAATTTTTGGGGGCTTGTTCAGGCTTGCGCCCGAGGTCCTGAAATTTTTGGACAAAAAGAACGAACGCGCTCATGAGTTGAATATGTTCCGCCTACAAACTGACCTTGAGAAGTTGCGAGGTGAGTTCAAAATGGAGGAAAAATACGTTGACTACTCCATTCAACAGCTTGACACGATTAAGGCTGCGTTCCAAGAGCAAGCTGAAACGGCTAAGGCAGCGGGTCCATTTGTGGCTGCTATCTCGGCGCTGGTACGTCCGGGCATTACTTGGGCTTTGTTTAGTATGTATGCGGCAGTCAAGGCGGCTGCGCTTGTTATCGCATTTCAGACGGATGCGCACTGGGCAGAAGTCGTAACCAAGGTTTGGGATGAAGATGACTTCGGTTTATTTACGATGGTGGTCAGTTTTTGGTTCGTTGGTCGGGCGATAGAGAAATATCAAAGATCGTGAATCATGAGCAATTCATCGAGCTTGTCAGAATACGCGCAGACATTGAAGCGCAACTACGGTTCATTGAAGAGCAGCAGCAAGTTATTGCCGACCAAACCCGACGAGTTAACGAACTCCTTAGACGCCGCGAAGAGGATAAGCAAGGAGAATCTGATCAAACCCTTTGAAGGCTTGGCAAAGCTTCTGCCTGACGGGCGAGTAACCGCCTATCCTGATCCTGGTACTCGTGGGCATCCTTGGACCATTGGCTGGGGCGCTACAGGGCTAGGAATTCAGCCGGGAACGATTTGGACAATTCAGCAGTGTGAAGATGCTCTTGACCATCACATTGAGTATTTTTTACGCGTTTTGATAAAAATGTCACCTCAAATTACCTCTGAACCCTCAAGAAGGGTTGCCTCGGTGCTGAGTTGGGTCTATAATTGCGGGGCGGGTAATTATCGTATTTCGACGTTCAAAAAGCGTATTGACTCAAAAGATTGGAGCGGCGCGGCTGACGAATGTGTGAAGTGGAACAAGGCTGCCGGGCGCGTACTACCCGGTTTAACACGACGCAGAGCGGCCGAAGCCGCTCTTATGAGGTGAGCGAACTATGAAAGAAGTCTGGGAAAAACAACGCCCCAAATCGCTCGGCAAGCCCAAGAGTCTCAGCCCCAATCAGAAACGCGCTGCCCGAGCATTCGCCAAACGCACCGGCACTAAATACCCTTCGCTTGTAGCCAATATGGCCGGCGCTAAAGCTAAGAAAGGCTGGTGATATGACTGCTGCGTATGTCATGACCTATGACAACTTAGTCACCGATATTGCGTCATATCTTGAGCGCACTGATGCGGCGACGCTGGCTAAAATTCCAACCTTTATCGGATTAACCGAGCAA